TAACGGGAATAACTGTCAAATATGTAAATGAAGATGACTATTATGGGTTTATGTTAGACGGAAACTGTAGGTACTTAATGGGCGATTTTACAGTTACCCATAATACGTGCACTTCTATCGCTCTAGCAGAAGGAATGAAAAGTTCGCGGAAAATAATCGTTATGACACCGGCCTCTTTGCGCCGCAACTATATTGAAGAAATTAAAAAATGTGGTGACCCTATTTACAAGACAAATCAATACTGGGAATGGATTTCTACCAAAAAACATCCCGAACTACTAGAAACTCTCTCTTCTATCTTGAATTTATCAGTTGAATTCATTGAAAAAAAAGGAGGAGCATGGTTAGTAGATGTGAGAAAACCAAGTAACTATAGTGACTTGTCGGCAGATAATGGGAAAAGTTTGAATGAGCAAATAGACGAAATGATACAAAGCAAGTATAAATTCATTAACTATAATGGTTTGAGGAGAGACAAACTCAAGGATATGACGGATAATTTTGAGAAAAATATATTTGATAATTCTGTTATTGTGATTGATGAAGCGCACAACTTGATAAGTCGTATTGTAAATAAATTGTCTAAAGAAAAAGAAGTTCCTACAGATAAACACGGAAACAAAGAGAGACTTCCTTATTCTCTCGCATTAGTATTATATGAGTTGTTGATGAGTGCACAAAATGCCAGAGTTATTTTATTAACTGGCACACCTATTATCAATTATCCCAATGAGATTGGCATTTTATTCAACATATTACGCGGATATATCAAAACGTGGGAAATACCGCTTGATATCAAAGGCGGACAAAAAGTGGATAAAGAAATGCTTTCTGAAATTTTCAAGAGAGAAAAAGTAATGGATTATATGGACTACAATGTTGCGTCTAAAAAACTAACCATTACTCGCAATCCATTTGGATTTGAAAACAAAGAAAAGAAAGAATCCGGATACCACGGAGTCACTAATAAAAAGAAAGAATATACTGATAAATCAACTGGCAAGACTGTTGTGGAAGACCGTGGAACAATTACGGATGATGACTTTGAGAGAAAAGTAATACATATACTGTCCGATAACAAAATAGATGTGCTTAAAAGCAATATTATTGTTCATTTATACAAGGCACTTCCAGACAAGTTTGATGATTTTGCCAACCGATTTATTGATGGAACTTCTGGAAATGTAAAAAATATTGAACTGTTCAAGAAACGAATTATGGGTTTAACATCTTACTTCAGAAGTGCTCAAGAAAAATTATTACCAAGATATGAAAAAGCGTCTGATTATAAAGTAATTAAAGTTCCAATGAGTGATTATCAATTCAATATTTATGAAGAAGCAAGACAACAAGAGAGAAAAATAGAGACCAAATCAAAGCAAAAGAAGGGTTCCGTAGATGAAAATGGTATTTTCAAAGAACCTTCCTCAACGTATCGTATTTTCTCTCGTTTATACTGCAACTTTGTTATGCCCAGACCTCCGGGTCGTCCTCTTCCAAATGAAGAAAAAGAACCCGAAGCACAAGGAGAGAAGGAAGAAGAAAAAGAGGAAGAAAAAGAAGATGATAAAAAGGGTAAACCAACTACTAAGAAAGGGAATGATGATAATAATTTAACCAACTTATATGACCGTGTTTTGAAAGAAGGAGAGAAAAAAGGAACAAATGACTTGGAAGGAGAATGGGACGGAAATATAGAAGGTGATGAAGTGATTGAAAAAATGGCAGACTCTACTTACGATAAACGTATTCAAAACGCGATTGGTTATTTAAAAGAACATGCCGACGAGTATTTATCTCCAAGAGGATTAGAAACATATAGTCCAAAATATTTACACATGTTGGAAAATATTCAAGACAAGGAACATATTGGATTACATCTAGTATATAGTCAATTTCGTACTTTGGAAGGTATCGGAATATTTAAGATGGTATTAGAACAAAATGGATTTGCCCAGTTTAAAATCAAGAAAAACAATAGCGGTAACTGGGAATTAGATATGGATGAAGAAGACCGAGGAAAACCAACCTTTGCGCTGTACACTGGTACAGAAAGTGCTGAAGAAAAAGAAGTTATTCGTAATATTTACAATAGTAACTGGGACAATATTGCGGTTTCATCTCCGGTCTTGTATGAAGAGTTGAAAAACACTGCAAATAATAATAACGTCGGCGAAATTATCAAAGTTTTAATGATTACTGCGTCTGGTTCAGAAGGTATCAATTTACGAAACACTAGATATGTTCATATTATGGAACCATACTGGCATCCAGCTCGTCTAGAACAAGTTATAGGACGCGCTCGCCGTATTTGTAGTCATAAAGACTTACCAGAAAAGTTACAAACCGTAGAAGTGTTTATTTATTTAATGACTTTTACACCAGAACAAATTAAAAGTGACAAGTCTATTGAATTGAAGTTGAAAGACTTGAGTAAAAAGACATACAAACTACGTCCAGACAAACCAGATGAAGCAAAAATCCCTTTTACAAGTGACGAGACACTGTTTGAAATTTCAACAATTAAAGAAGAAGTAAGTAATCAAATAATAACAGCAATTAAAGAAGCGTCTATTGATTGTGCGACTTACTCCAAACGTGGTTCAAAAGAACAATTACATTGTTTGCAGTTTGGACAAGTAGCACCTTCAAAGTTTTCATATAATCCTTCTATTGGATCAGATGAAACGGATACAGTTGCAACGATAAATAAAAAAGTAATTGATTGGAGAGGCAAAGAAATCACAATCAAAGGAAAAAAATATGTATATCGCAAAATTGACGACAGAGTTAAAAACATATATGACTATGAAAGTTATAAACTAGCCTTAGAAAAACCCGGAATTGAACCAGTATTAGTGGGAACTCTTGAAATAAATCAAAAAGGCGAACCAGTTTTCAAACAAATTTAATCAAGTTATGTAAGTTTACTTATTAGTCTATCAAATTTATCATTTAAAATAGTTATTTGTGATTTCAACTGATTTATTTCACTTTTTAAAACTTCAACCTCGTTGTTGTTGTTGGGTGCCATATATTTCAATTTGGAAAACAATGTGTTTTGATTTTCCACTGTATTTTGTTGTGTGTATTCTTGATATTCGTTGTTTCCCCACGAAACATTTTTTTTATCTGGTCTTTCTAATTTTGGACTAGATAAATCAATTACATTTGTTGAATTTATTGTGTTGTCATCAATTTCATCACCAATTTTAATGTATTTAATTTGACCTTTTTGTTGAGTTTCTGGTTGAACATTAACAGTTGGGTTGTAGCCGTGTTTGGTTGCTTTCACAGAGGTTTCTTGACCTTTCAAAAATTGTTCAACACTTGAGTTTCCACTTGTATTTTGTTTTTGTATCATTTGCATGTCATAGTTTCTCTCGGCAAGTGTTTTAGCAATCAACTCGTCCATAGCACTTCCAATCGGTTTATCTAACTGGTCTCCAAAATTGGGAATTTCTGGTAATGGAACAGTCATTGCATTTTTGAACTCATTTTGTTTTCTTGTTAATTCGTTTTCAAATTTAGTTCTTTTATCTGTCTGTATTTCTTCGGAAGTATATAACTCCTTGTTTTTTGTTTGTTTTTGTTGTTGTGGTGGTGGCATGGGTTGAATTTTTTTAATAAACCCAGAAATAAATTCTTGATTTATTTTTACAAGAGGAACATTTGTATTACGACCAACCACATATTCAGAATATTGTTTCACTTGTCCAATATAAAACTGACGAAATTCGTTAATTCTATTCTTCGGTATTATCTTTACAATATCTTCTTCCATTATAATTTCCCATAATAATTCTACATTCTCGCTTGTAGTAAATTCCATTTTCTTAACTTGTACAAATATATAAATATACACCGAGTTATTTATATATTTTTTACTAATTAAATTATAAATCTTGGTTAAAATAAATCTTTCTAAATTTTTTCATATATTCATCCTTCATAACATGAGTTTTAAAATACTCTGCAGTGTGTTTATCTTCCAACATATGCACGATAAAGTACAAGGAATAAATACCACACTCTGTATTACCATATTGATGTTCCACTGGATAATTCTGGTCAAATTTAAAATCTATTTTTTTACCAGTCGTTAGTTCTGCACCTTGTTTTTGTACCATCTTTACAAATTTCATAATTTGTCTTGGTATAGGGTCGCCAGCACTATCAAAGTAAAATATTTGCCCTTTTTTAATATTCATGTAGAGGGAAACCCAATGGGAACCGCCTTTGTAATGAGGGTCCAAGTTAAATATAACGCCTATTTTGAAACGTCCATTTTTGATTTCTTTTGCAAGATTGAAGTGACACAACTCTTCCCATACACATTCGCCATATAGTTTATGTGTGTCGTAGTCAATTGGCGAAGGACCTATAAAATCAAAACAAGGATATGCTTTTTCATATTGTTTCATAACATTCAAAATGTCAACACTAGATAACCATTCATTCGGATTTTTTTTCCAGTCACTCGGTGCTTCTGGTGCAAAAGAAGATGCCTTAATTTCCTTACTAATTTTACTGTCTACAAATTTTTGTTTCAACCAACAAGATTCTTTATTACAAGTATTGCGCATATAGTTATTTAATGACTCCCAAATTTCTCTAGAATCGTTTGATTTAATCAATGCATCTGGGTGTCTGGCATTCCATAGTTCTTTCAACTTGTACAAATCATCATCGTCATAACACGTGAATTTGTTTTTCCTTTTTTTGGGAGAACAACGCACCTTCACAAAATCTTTTTCTAAAGTTTGGCGAGGGTTACTATGGTGTAATTTTTTCGTTTTGGAATGTGGTTTCTTCATTTTTTTCTTGATTGATTTTACTTTTTTCTTCATATTTATTAGTGATATTTTTCTTTTCACGAATTCCTTTATTTTTTAGAATTGGGTCTTTTAAATTAATGTCTTTTTCTCTTGGTAAAATCATTTGTTTCACGTGTTTGGTTTGAGTTCGTTTCACCAATTTTTCAAGTGAATTTGGTTCTTGAATTTTTATAGAACGCATCATCAACTGGTTTGCTTCTTGTGTATTTGAAACATAGTCTACATTTATTTCATTGTTTTTATCCCTATTTAAAGAATCTTCTATACTTTGGTAGTCTTCTTGAAGTATATCCGTTTTGTCCAATGTTTTGAAATAATCAACACACGCCTTAATATAATTCTGAAAACTATTTGTCACGTCGGGAAGTATATTTTCGGATACTGGTTCATTATTCAATAACTGCTTAGTCAAGTCATAAATACGTTTTTTATAAAATTTACGGTCAGAGTTATTCACTTTTTTGGAAATAGATGATGCGGGCATTTTTCTAACGTGTTTGCCATATTGTTCTTTGTTCATTAAACATTCTAAAGTAACTTCATCAACGTAATTTAATTTAGATATTATATTTTTTTCAGATTTTTCTGGTTTTTCAGATTTA